TTCTCTCGGAGTTAAAGGCACAGAAGTAATACAGGCACTTGGGAAGCGTCGAGTTGATTTTGCACCGGAAGAACTCTCAAGATACGGAGATTACTGCATTAACGATGTCAACCTTACGTATGATCTATTTAAGGTGTTCGCCCCTACATTCCCAAGAGATGAACTAAAGCTGATAGACCTTAGTTTACGTATGTTCGTTGAGCCTACCTTAGACCTAGATCTTGGGTTACTAGAACAACATCTCGTAGAAACACGTGACTACAAGGACAAGCTACTTGTCTCCGCCGGAGTGGACAAGCAAGACCTTATGAGCAATGCCAAATTCGCTGCCCTACTAGAAGGTTTGGGGGTAGCGGCACCCACGAAGATAAGCCCCACCACAGGCAAACGTACCTTTGCTTTCGCTAAGACCGACGAAGCGTTTAAGGCTTTGAAAGATCACGATGACCCACAGGTGCAATCGTTGGTAGCCGCTAGGCTAGGCAACAAGAGTACTCTGGAGGAGACTAGGACGCAGCGGTTTATAGATATATCGAAGCGGGGTCTGCTGCCCGTACCGGTCAAGTACTACGCCGCGCACACCGGTAGGTGGGGTGGTGACGATAAGATTAACCTCCAGAACTTGCCGAGCAGGGGCGTTGCGGCCAAGAAGCTGAAGTGCAGTATAGTAGCCCCCGAAGGATACACTCTTATAGAGGCTGACTCCGCGCAGATCGAAGCGCGAGTACTTGCTTGGCTGGCCGAGCAAGAAGATTTGGTAAGCGCCTTCACTAACGAAGAAGATGTGTACGTCAAAATGGCGGCTCGTATTTACGGGGTTGCCGAAGAAGACATAACACCCGAGCAGCGTTTCGTTGGGAAGACCACCATCCTTGGGGCTGGTTACGGTATGGGCGCAGTCCGGTTTCGGGAGCAGCTAAAGAACTTTGGGACCGAGATAAGCGAGTCGGAGGCAGCGCGGGTTATAAAGGTTTACCGGGAGGCTAACCAAGATATCTATAACCTGTGGAAGGCCGCACAGAATATGCTGGTGTATCTCTCTCGTGGTGATGCGCTACCTTTCGGTCGTAATAACTTGTTACAGGTAGACGTAGCCAACAGTGCCATAATTCTACCGTCTGGTATGTTGTTGAAGTACGCCGATTTAGTTGGTGAGCAGGGCGAGAAGGGTGTCGAGTATAGCTACCAAACACGGCGGGGCCGCACTCGCATCTACGGTGGCAAGGTCATAGAGAACGTATGCCAAGCGTTGGCTAGATGTATTATCGGTTATCAGATGTTGGAAGTCTCTAAACGATATAAGGTTGTCTTAACCGTACATGACTCTATAGTGTGCTGTGTGCGAGACGATGAAGTAACCACCGCCCGAGATTACGTAGAAACTTGTATGCGTATGGTACCTCACTGGGCGATGGACCTTCCGATTGACTGCGAATCTGGAGTAGGTAAATCGTACGGAACTTGTGAATGAAATTTATGATCGCCATAATTATACTGTTCGCCCCTCCTAACTACCCCGAGGGGGACATGCTAATTGTGGACAAGCAAGGGGAAAAGGCACTCCGTTTTGATACTTTTGAAGATTGTGCTGTGTACGTTCATCAAAATATAGGGGCGCTCCACATTTTTGCTTTTGAATCTTACGCGCCTAAACAGGTTGGGGTAGATCATATATCTTGTTTGGTAGACCCCACGACTAAGGGAAAGGTTGCAGATAATGTTAGATGAGTACTCGGACGTTGGGCTTGTTGATACTGACGGTGATTTCTTACGTTGCCCTAAGTGCAGAGGCAGTAACTTACATATGAACACAACAAATATGTCTCATGGGATAGTATATGATAAAGACGGCGTGATTATGGAATTTGATTGTATTGATTGTTCGCACTCGGCAATTTTGGCGATAGGTAATGGAGATGTAGGTAAGCAACAGCTTATCGCTCGAATAAGTTGGGTGCATAAGGTTGCTCCCTACGTACCAACTGCCGCTGCTAAATTAGCAGCCTGTTCTCTTACTGGGTACAGCAAAAAACTTAAACAACACGCAGAGAAATACGATCTGTGGGATGTAGCCATAGGTTCCAAAGCTGATGTTCCATTTGACCCAAAAGAATATGCAACTAAAAAATGTTAGCTAGGTCATATGGGAGTTGTAAATAGTGCTACGGCGTTGAAGCTGTACCGTATAAGCCGCATGAACACCGCAGAGGTCGCCAGAGTCTTAAATTGCACAGAGGCCGATATATGGAATATTCTATCTAGAAATGATAAGAAAGCTACAAAATGACTATAGCGCCGTGGTCCTTCAGTAAGATTAAAGCCTTTGAGCAATGCCCAAAGCAGTTCTACCACATGAAGATACTCAAGCAGTACGAAGAGAAAGAGACGGAGGCCATGCTTTACGGCACCCACTTTCATTCGGCAGCGGAGGAATACATAAAGAACTGCGCCCCCATGCCCGGACGGTTCGACTATGCAGTTGGCGTTCTTGACAGTCTTCAAGCCAAACAGGGTAAGAAGTTATGCGAATACAGGCTAGGTCTAACGTCGGAGCTGGAGCCTTGTGGTTTTTCAGATAAAGATGTTTGGTTCCGAGGTATAGCAGACCTGATAATACTGAACGACGACCTAGCATGGGTGGTCGATTATAAGACAGGTAAGTCTGCGCGGTACGCCGATAAAGGCCAGCTAGAACTTATGGCGTTGGCTACGTTCAAACATTTTCCCGAGGTCAACGAAGTACGGGCGGGGTTGCTGTTCGTGGTGTCCAAGAATCTCATACGAGATACTTACTATAGGGACGATGAGGCTAAACTCTGGGAGAAATGGCTTACAAACTATAGTAAGATGGAATCAGCCGCAGCTAATGATGTGTGGAACCCTCGCCCAAGCGGGTTGTGTAGAAGGCATTGCGCGGTTACCGAGTGCGCTCACAATGGGAGGAACTAATGCCGTACACGAAATCCCCTCGACCATATAAACACGAATACCAACTACAGAAGAAACGTGGCGAACACGCAAACCGTATGGAAAGACAAAGGGCTAGGCGGGAGTTGGATTCAAAAGGTGTTAACCGCAAGGGTAAAGATATAAGCCACAACAAGCCGTTACGAAACGGGGGCACCAATGCAGATGGTTACAAGCTAATGAGTCCCAGCAAGAATCGTGCGAACAACGGGAAAGAGAAGACTAAAACAACATAAGACTAGGAGAACGGTCTTGGAGATTATTAAGAACAAGGCGCTGCTATTGAAATTGCGGCACCCAAAACAAGTAACCACGGCAATACCAAAGAGCCATAAGGTTGGCGATAACAACGTGCTGGTTAAGTGGGGCGTTGATGAAAGCCACGTACTAAAGAACTTAAACATTAAGGTGCCATCCCCCATAAAGGGACAATACGATTGGCCCGGCCAACATAAACCTTTTGAACATCAGAAGGAAACGTCTGCGTTTCTAACTATGAACCGCAAAGCGTTCTGTTTTAACGAGCAAGGCACCGGTAAGACCGCATCTGCTATATGGGCTTCTGACTTTTTAATGAAGCAAGGAGCCATAAAACGAGTGTTAGTTATCTGCCCGCTTTCTATCATGGACAGTGCGTGGCGTAGTGACCTGTTTAGTTTTGCTATGCACCGAAGCGTAGACATAGCGTACGGCTCCCCCGATAAACGGAGAAAGATAATAGACGGTGGCGCGGAGTACGTAATTATCAATTATGACGGCGTTGCCATAGTTAAGGACGACATAGCCAACGGTGGGTTCGACCTCATAATCGTAGATGAAGCTACACACTACAAGAACGCTCAAACCACACGGTGGAAGACGCTCAATAAAATACTCAAGCCAGATACGTGGTTGTGGATGATGACAGGAACCCCCGCCGCGCAAAGTCCTTTGGACGCTTACGGATTAGCCAAACTTATAAACCCAACTGAGGTGCCACGTTTCTTCGGTTCATTCCGCGATATGGTCATGTACAAAGTATCTAACTTTAAGTGGATACCTAAAGACACCGCTATAAGCACGGTATTCAACGCGCTACAACCTGCCATACGGTACACCAAGGAAGACTGTTTAGATCTTCCCGACATGGTGTATGTCAACCGCGAAGTCGAACTAACCCGCCAGCAGAAAAAATACTACAAAGAGCTACGTAATCGTATGATTATGCAAGCTGCGGGAGAAGAGATAACCGCAGTGAACGCGGCTGTTAACATGAACAAGCTGCTACAGATATCTTGCGGGGCGATTTATACCGATAAGGGCGACACGCTAGAGTTTGATATAAAGCACAGATACAAAGTGCTACGTGAGGTTATAGACGAGTCAAGCCAGAAGGTGCTTGTGTTCGTACCCTTCAAACATGCGATAAGTATACTGTCTACCAAACTTACTTCCGAGGGTATAAGCAACGCTGTCATACAAGGTGATGTGCCGGTCGGTAGACGGACTGACATATTTAAGGCGTTTCAAGAACAGGACGACCCCCAAGTGTTGGTTATTCAGCCAGCCGCCGCCGCTCACGGTGTGACGCTGACCGCTGCGAACACAGTGGTTTGGTGGGGTCCGACAAGTTCTTTGGAGACGTACGCCCAAGCCAACGCCCGAGTACATCGTGCAGGACAGAAGCACAAGTGTACCATTGTGCAGCTACAAGGCTCCCTCGTAGAGAAACACGTTTACCGTTTATTAGATAGTAAAATAGACGTTCACTCTCAAATTGTAGATTTATACAACAAATTGCTTGACTAGTATATTTATTGCCATTAGATTGCACACCCTACAAAGATTTGGAGGTGCAAAATGAGTGGTGAATTAGATAAGCTGACCAAAGTCTACCTAAAAATAAAAGCGAAGCGGAATGAATTATCTGCTGAGTTTAAGGAGAAAGATAGTGATCTTCGGGAACAGCAGGACACCATAAAGAAAGCGCTCTTGGGTCATTGCAAAGAGCATGAAGTCGAGAGTGTACGAACTTCTGAAGGGTTGTTTTACAGAACCGTTAAGACCCGTTATTGGACGAGTGATTGGGAATCTATGTACAACTTTATTGAAGAGAACAGTGTACCAGAATTTCTCGAAAAGCGTCTAAACCAAGGTCATGTAAAGCAGTTCCTAGAAGAAAACCCCGAATGTGTTCCACCGGGACTAAACGTGGATAACGAATATATAATTTCTGTTAGGAAAAAATGATGAGTGGACCTTACGTACCTATTGAGAAGCTAGCCAACCACTTGCACGTGTCGGTATCTACCGTGCGCGGGTGGGTTAGAAACAAGAATATCCCTGAGAACACCTACATACGTGTAGCTAACACCTACCGGTTCTGCGTTGAGGACGTTACCGCCGCGCTTTCTGCGGATAAGGGAAGCGCCGAACCAGATGCCGAGGTAGATCAGGATCTATGAGACGGATAAGCATACGGGATAAGTTGTTCACCGAATGTATAGGGGGAGACGAAGTTCTAGTAGATGACGATGAGTACAACATGGTTGTGGTTAACGCAGCCGGTATATCTCGCGCATACTACGAGGGAGATTACGATCCAGACAGATTGATGCTGCCTACTTGTTGGTCAGCGGATACACAAGTTCCATCCCCCGATGTACCTCAAGAGCAACGACAAGCTAACAGGTGCATGGACTGCCCCCACAACATTCGTGGGTCAGGATATGGTAGCAGCCGCGCTTGCAGGTTTTCGCAGCGTTTGGCTATCGCACCGGAAGGTAGGTTACGAGAAGTGCATCAACTACGCCTCCCAGCTACCTCTATATTCGGGCAAGCGCGTGACGGGAATATGCCTATGCAAGCGTACGCTAGATTCCTTTCAAACCACGACACACCGGCTATCACTGTGCTTACAAAGATGTATTTCGATACAGATAGTGATACCCCGAAGCTATTCTTCAAACCTAGTCGCTCTCTAAGGGATGAAGAATTAAGTGTAGCTTCAGAGATGATTAACCACCCCGATACAATACGGGCCATCACTCTGGAATACACACCATTTGAGGGCAGCACGAAGTCCCCGTTTGCAGAAACAAGCGGGTTTCAACATTAACATTAGGAGAAGTAATATGGCTGATAAGCCAAAATCCATACCCTTTATGGTCGGTCAAGTAGAAGCCCTGTGGCCGCGTTTGAACACGACATACAGGTTCGACAACAAGGAGAAACGTTCAGTACCCTGTGATGTGTTTGAGGACGGCGCTAAGTACGAGTTAACTTTCCGTATGTCCAGCGCACAAGCCAAGAAGTTGTACTCACATATGAAGGCGGCGTACGCGGAGAAGGCCGCAGGTGATTGGCCTGAGAAGTTCGACAACCCCTTTACTAAGGAAGAAGAGGGTACGTATACCTTCAAGACTTCTTTGAAGGGGGCATATGGTAAGGACGCGACTAGGAAGCCGTCACAGTATGACGCTTCTAACACCCAGTTGCCTGATGACTTTCTGCTTACCACAGGTAGCACCGTGAATATCGCGGGTGTATGTGTGCCGTATCATGCTAAAGGTGTGGGTACCGGTGTATCCCTACGACTGAACGCTGTGCAGGTCACTAACTATGTGCCTATGCAGACAACCTCTCCGTTTGAGGCTACCGATGGGTTTGAAGCAGAAGGCGCTAACCCGTTTGCAGCCGCTGCGGAAGAGCCAGAGGTAACAGAGGATGAGATAGACGAGCCAAAGAAGGTGGCTAAGAAGTCTACTCCTGCGAAAGCCAAAGATCCCGAACTAGACGCTATTGTGGACGATTGGGACGATTAGCTCTTTTAACATAACCCCGGCTGCGCCTAGCGTGGTCGGGGATTTCTCTCGGGTAAGTGATAATGGAAACAAAAGAATTCTTACAGAGAGCGTTAGGAGAAGGTGGCTTTTATTGTGTGTTTGCGTCCCTAGGTTCAGAGAACCGCAGGGTACAAAAGTTCTACGACTCCATAGACGCTGTTCTGACGAAAGCGCAGGAACTAGACGAGGCTGGGTTTGATGCGTACTTCGCGCTAGCTACTTTTGAAGAAGCTGGGTCACGCAAAGTAACCAATGTCAAAGAACTCAGAACGTTTTTTCTAGATTTAGATTGTGGCCCTAGCAAGGATTACGAAAACCAGAACGAAGCCATGTTGGCTTTACGGGGGTTCTGCAAGAAGCTGGACCTACCGAAACCGCTGTTGATTAACTCTGGTCGCGGCATACACGTTTATTGGTTCTTGTCAGAACCTATTAGTATGGAAGAGTGGTTACCGGTAGCCGAGACCCTCAAGCGGCTATGTGCGGAACATAACCTGTTAGCAGATCCGTCGGTGACTGCTGATGCGGCGCGGGTACTTCGTGTACCCCGTACTCACAACCATAAACCAGACCCGCCCGTATCGGTGAGTTTCTTCGGTAGTGATGTGCCGAAACCTTTAGATATAGATGTGTTCAAGGAATATCTTGGCGCTGAGTTGATACCAGTTCCTACGAGACACATACCCTCTGGCAGTAACGCAGTTATGGATGCGCTACTGGGCAATAAGAAAAACACCTTTAAGGATATTGTACTCAAGACCCGTGCCGGTAACGGGTGCGAACAGATAAAGAACGTGCTTGTTAATCAACAGGACATAAGTGAGCCACTGTGGAGGGCGGGGCTGTCGATAGCCAAGTTCTGCGAAGACGGCCAGAAGGCCGCTCATTTAATGTCTAAGAACCACCCTGAGTACAACACAGCAGACACGATAAAGAAGATGGACCTGATTAAGGGTCCGTATCTCTGCGACACGTTTGATGAGTTTAGCCCCGGCATATGCAGCGAATGTCCTAACCGGGGGAAGATAAAGTCGCCCATTAGTCTAGGCAGCAGCATACGAGAGGC